TTGCAGTTCCTCGATCCAGCCGTTGAACGGGCTGGCGAGCGCGAAGTTCGAGCCGATGCGGAGCGCCGTCATGCCGGTGGGCAGCGTCTCGCTGCTCGCGCTGGTGGCACCCGCGACGCCGGTGGCGCTGAGCGCATAGTCGCCGGGCTTTACGCGCCACTCGACCTGCTTGAGCCCAAGCGTCGACACGACGCCGCTTTGCAGCGTCAACACGTCCGAGGCGGATTTACGCAGGATGAGCTTGAAGCGGTTGTCCGTGTCGAAGATGAGCCGCCAGAGATTGCTGGCGTCCACGCCCGCGCCCGCGATGAAGCGCGTGGACGAATCCGACAGCCGGTCGACATCAACCTTCGCAACACCGCCATGCGCCGCGTCGAGCCCCGCCGCCTCCCAGCCGGGAAAGGGCTCGGGCTGGCCGTTGGAGGGGCGGGTGCCCGGCACGGCAGTGATGTCGGAGGCAAGGAGCGTTGCCGCGCCGCCCGCGACAACGATTGGCGGCGAAGCGAAGCTGTTTTCCTGAAGCTGATTGAGGATGAAGTAGTACTCCGCGTTGTCGGTAGTCCGGAAGCCCATACTGCGCGAGGCAGTGCTCGGCGTGCCGGTGAACGCGAACCGAGTCAGACCCGCATTCGGGCTGACCGTGCCAAGCGCAGCTTGACCGACCAGCACGATCTGCACGGAGCCCGAAACAACGTAAAGCCATCCCGACAAGGTGTGCGGGTTTGTGTTCCCCGTTGTGCCGTTTATTGTAAGCGTGTTTGTCGAACTGTCCGCGACGGCGCGGTAGATGCGGCCCGACGTGCAGACATTCTGGAGCCCGGCCGCCGCAATCATCGCCGCCTCAACAGGCTGCGTCACCGTGATGCCGCCCGTCAGCGTCAGGCCGGTATTGTCAGCCGGGTTTGCATTGAAATTCAGGCATTTGTTCGTGATCTGCCCGTTCGCATAGAGCCCGCGATCCGTCCTCGGCAGGGCGTTGTTGCCGAGCGTCTGCACCGCGCCCGCCGAATCGGGCAGGAAGATACCGGAGGCGCGGGTGACGGCGAGCTGCCCGGCGGGCGTGGTATTGCCTCCCTGCCGCCGCCAGTACAGGCCGCGCGTGTAATCGTCGGCATAGGCGGCGAGGGGGTTCACCCATGCGGGGCGGCCCCCAAACAGCCTGCGGCGCGCGAGGGGAGACGGCATCAATCGGCCTGTACGAACAGCTCGAAATCGAGCGTCTGCGCCACGGCACCAGGATTCCACGGCGCGTTGGCCCGCAGGATGCCGCGCAGCCCGCTCGCCGGGCCGAGGCCCTGAAGGTCGTACGGCACCCATGAGAGCCCGGAGGCAGGCCCGACGATCTGCATCGCCGCGCCGGTCTCGACGCCGGTCGCGTACCAGCCCGAGGCTGAGAATGTAAACCGCCCGACCATCTGGTTCATCATGGCCGCCGTCAGGGTCAGGGCTGCATTGTCCGCGGGATACGATCCGGCAGCATAGGGGATGCCCACCACGGGCCGGAACAGCAGCAGGTCGAACGCAAAGTCGGCCGTCACCAGCGCGCCGCTCGCCGCCTTTGCAACGCATTTCGCGGCGGTGATTACGCCGGAGCCCGACGCCCCGCCCTCCGGAATCGCGAATTCCAGCGGCGTGACGCTCGCCGCCGTGGTCGTATTGGCGATGTGGTCGTTGGCCGCGTACTGCGTCGCGTCCGCCGCCCTGACCCGCTGGGCCGTGACGCGCGGCGTGATACCGCCGACCGCCCCGAGTTTCACACGTGTCGTCATATCAGCCTCTTTTTTGCGGTTGCGAAATGTTTTCCCGCGATTTTTGGATAGTCGTTACGCAGGTGCAGCATGTTCCCACGCTGCCAACGGGGAGGAATTGGCTACGCGCCGGAATCCTGTGCCTTGACCGCCTTCGCAAGTACTAAAGCAATCCGCCGCGCAATCTCCGTCTCGCTCGCCTCAGGCATGAGCGGAGCGCCGTCCCTGCCAGTCAGTTCGGACTTGTCCGCCAGCCCGAGATCGCGGGCGATAATGTTGGGATTCAGCAGGTCCGCCGCAGCGCCGGTGAACTTCTGCTCCCGGATAACCTGTTCCGCGGCCTGTACGACTTGGGAAAAACCTTCTCTTTTGCGGTAATCGTCCCACGACCTCCGGTCGATCCCGAGGAAAATACACAGCCCGCCAATGGTCATGGCGCGGAGCTTCGGTACGGGTTCGACCTTGCTTTCGCCCTGGTATGATACAAGCCTGTACTCATACAGCGGGTTGTCTGCGGCCCATTCGAAATATTCGACGCAGGCGTCCCACAGGATTTCGGGCGAGGCGAAAATCAGGTCGCGGCCGTGTTTTGTGCGGGCCTCCCAGAAGCGGTTTCCCTTGGGCGCGGCCATGTCTAGCCCTCCGCCCTTGCAAAGAGGCTGCGCCGGGTACCGGACCTCCGCTTTTTGGGTTCGGCGAAAACAGAGCCGCTCGCCGGGGCTGAACCGAAGATGCCGCCCTCTCCGGGTGTAAAACCGGCCCCCCGGAACGCGCGGGAATCCTTGAACTCCGCGAGGGCCTGATTGATCGCGTCCACGCGCGACACCCCCTCCCGCCGTTTCTGCCGGACGGATTTACCGAGGCTGCCGCCTCTTGCTGCGGGTTTCATCAAGACCTCCGGAATGCAAAAGCCCCGCCGGTGATGGCGGGGCTTGAGGCAATTGTCCTATTGAACCCACTATGTGTTGATTTTCTGGAAACGTCAAGTTTTCCGCGGGGGCAGGTCACGCCTGTCGGCCAGACCGTAATGCACGGCCAGCTCGTCCAGAGCCTCCCGGGCGCGCGGCCCGACATAATGCGGGCTCCAGCCGTAGCGGGCCGCTATATCCCTGAGCGTCATACCCTCGCCGCATAGAGACCTGATGATGATCGCACCGACTGGGCTGATTGCCGTAATGGCGCGGCGGACCCGCTCCTGTGCCTGACACTGCCTGTCGGTCAGCGTGTTCCGCGGGTATCCGCCCTGCACCCTCTCGCACATCTCTGCGGAGCGGCTCGCGCCGATGGTGAGGGCCTCCCAGTCCCGCCGGAACGTGCCGCCCGCAAGATGCTGATACGCCTGGATGATACCTTTTTTGAGCAGCAGATCGAGCGGGCTCTCGGCGCAGTTGTAGGCGTGGACGCCGGAATCCTGATCTGTCTGGCGGTATTCGAGGATCGCCGCGTTGCCGTCGCGTCCGGTCATGTGGCCTCCATGCTGATGGGCGGGCCTAGTATGGCCCGATCGCCGGATTTTTCAATGCGGGGCGGGCACAATACGGATGAGCTTCGGATCGGCACCTGCATAGATCAGGCGGGCGCGGCGGCTTGGGATGACTTGTCCTTGCGCGGCCTGCCGCGTGGTCTCTTGATTGCGGTGGCCTGGGCGATGCAGGGTCTTGCGGCTTCCTGCATCCGCCCCCACCTGACACGGTCTTCGGACCTGATCCAGCCGGTGACGTAGACGAGTCCCTCATTCTTGAGGCGGCGATGCTTGTTGCGGGAGTTCATAAAGTTTTGTTACCCCCCAAATCCGGTTTCGTCGCCCGCCTCAATCCAATCTAGGATCATTTGCAAGAGTTCCGCGTCAGACGCAGATGCAATAGCATCCAGGTCCTCGAATTGACATTCAAAAATGGCTGCAATTTCGAGGTCCGCCCGGCTGGTGTTTTCGTCGATAAAGATCATTTTTTCTCTCCCGTTTGGGCGCTTGCCCGTTTCCATGCCTCTGTTGTGCCATATAGGACGCGGCGCGTCAATATAAAAATGCGCGGCGCGTGATTTATTTTTTAGCAATGCTCATCAATGCCCGCGCGAGAAACCACGGCCAGAACAGCCACAAGACGACCACGCCTATTAATATCGCGACAACGTGGTGGGACCCGCTCCGGACGAGGGCGGCAAGCATCGGAGCATGGAGGGTTTCAAGAACCAGCAGCCCGCCCGCGATCAGGTATAGCTGAACGTATATCATCTGGGCGCAACCAGGCGGATGAGCTTCGGGTCCGCCCCGGCGCAGATTATCCTTGCGATGGCGAGCGCGGCGGCGCGGCGGTTTGCGTAAAAATCACGAGGGACAGACGGCCCGCCGTCGAGGCCGGGAAGCTCTATCGTGACCGGGAGCGGGTGCGCGAGCCTGTCCTCGCAGATGGCCCACGACTGCATGTCGATCTCCGCCCACAGGTCCGACAGTTCCGCCAGTACGCCCGGCGGCGCGTTGCGGGCACTGGGCGAGGACGGCGGCTTGCGCCACTTCTCGACGGTCGATTCCGGCACATTCAGGTAGTCCGCGGCCTCCCGGTTGGAGAGGCCGCAGAGGGATTGAAGGGCGGAGAACGGGGTCATCTGTCTGCCCTTGTGATTATTGAGGCGGGGGAGGGAGTGGCATCCAGTGCGTAACATCGGATGGGCTGACAAGGCGACGATCAAGACCATTACAAAGCCAGACGCGGTTGCCTTCGTGTTGGCCGGAGATAGCCTCGCCCCAAACGCAGTCCGTTACCCGACCGCGACCCCGCACCCATAAATCAACCACCGTCCCATCCTTCGGGGCCGTCTCAATCGGCTGCCATTGTGATTTGTCGGTCATCTGTCTGCCACCTAGCGCCGGTTGATCTTGTCCGCGAGAAACGGCCCGTGGGCCGCCTCGCAGGCCTTCCGCGCGGCCTTGTCGCTCGCGGCGAACCCCTTGCCAGCGGCGCGCGCGGCGTCAAAAGCGGCATCGTAAGTGGCTTGGGCGGGGGCCAGACGGGCCGCGAACGCGGCGCGGGCCTTGGAACCATCAGGATCGGCAGCGCGCGCCATGGCCTGATTGCGGAGGATTTCTTCGGCGGTCTGCCGGGTGACGGCATAGGCTTTCATCGTCTCGATGATGGCCGCCTCGTAATTTTCTGTGCTGGTCATCTGTCTGCCCTTTCGGCTGTTGGCCAACCCTGCGTCGGCCTGTGGTGTTAATATGTGCTGTTTATCCGCGCATGTCAACGAGAAATATAAACAATCCGCATCCGAAATGACTTACGGCCAATCGTCTGGCCTCCAGCCGTCGAGGGGAATAGTATTCTTTGCAAACCCATTGACTCTGAGGGTGTATAACCTAAGCTGATTGTTCCGTAACAGGACGAATCGGCATGAAGGAAATCACCAAGAAACCTAATAAAATCAGTGTATTAGCACCAAAATCGGGTGCAAAGGGAATCGGCTCCGATCAATGGTCTTTGGACCTCGCGATTGAGACCGAACGAGATGTTCAGGGCATCGGAATGGGCGTTCTTTCGGACGGAACGCCCTATATCAATCAGCGTGGCCTAGCGGCGCTCTGCGGCGTTCAGAACGCGCACATTGGCGCGGAGAGCTGCCACCTTCAATTGCGCAGTTGGCGATTGAGGCCATCGTGCCCGCACAGATTGAGCACAAGCCGTAACTACTTCTTGGCTTTTGTGCTCTTAGGAGAGTGCGTTGCGGCTTTCGCCAGCTTGCGTAGCTTATCCTCAAAAGCGGCTTCGGATTCGTCCGCGCCAACTTCCTTCGCCGCCTGTTTGAAGCGGTCCGCTTGGGATTTCTCTTTCTGAGGCACTATGCACCTACTTTTTGTTGATGAATCGGGGACTCCGCCAAAGCCGGATGTAAGGGGACAGCGATATTTCGTTGTCGGCGGCATAATCAAAGTGCCGCTGCGCGGTTGGGTATAGCAGACGCCGGGTGAGACCTTAGTCCCAACGTGCAATTTCGACGCACTCCCGGCGTAAGAATCATCTCATGAACGCTTTGGATTCTCAAGCTTTCTGACAAGCTGGGTTATATTTCAGCCGCTTACCGACGATCCCTGCGAGCGCGCGGGTAGCGCGCTGAGCATCGCTCACGCCCAAGGATTCGCGCTCGTTATAGCGGAAATCAAATTCGGCCAGATAACGCTTCAAGTGCTGTTGGCTGACATGATGGAACGTGCCGGTTATGCCGCGCTTGAGAACCGAGAAATAGCCTTCCACGGTGTTGGTATGGGCTTCGCCGCGCACATACTCGCCAATGCCGTGGTTCACGACCTCATGGGCAAAGTCCTTGTGCATGTGGCGGTACTGGCCTGCATCGTCGGTCATAAGGAACGTCTTGGCGTCGAGTTGAGCGACAAGGATAGGACGCAGCGTCTTGGCGGTGACGCTCGGCACATGATGCGAGCGGACGCGGCCATTGCGTTCCACTAGGGAGAATACGATCTCCTTGCCCATGCCGCCGATGTTCTTGCTGTTGTGCTTGGAGCGGTGCTTGTTGGTTTCCTTGCCGCCGATATAGGTTTCGTCGGCTTCCACGAATTTGCCTTCGCCGCCCATCGGTTCGATGTGCAGAACGCGCATGGCCTCGCGGAGCCGGTGCGCCATGAACCATGCGGTTTTGTAGGTCACGCCCAACGTGCGGTGAAGCTGATGGGCGCTGATGCCCTTCTTGGACGAAGCCATGAGATAGGCAGCCTGAAACCACAGATTCAGTTTGACGTTGGACGCCTCAAAAACGGTGCCGACTTTGACCGTGAACTGTTTACGGCAATCGCCGCACTTGTGAAGGCCAAGGCGCACCCGCTTCTCAGGGTTCGCCTTGATGCTGTAAATCCTACCCATGCAGCCACAGTGCGGGCATACCGGGCCTTCCGGCCAGATGATGGCTTCCAACTTAGCGTAAGTTGCCGCTTCATCGTGAAAGTATGCTTTGGATAGAATGGACATCGCCTTGCTCCTTCGATGCCATGAATATAGGAAAAATCAAATGGGTTTGCAAGGTATATAACTCCCCCGTCGAGACAGGCGTTACGCAGGCGCTCCGTTCTCGCGGCCATCGGGCGGGCCCTGGAGGCGCTAGGATCGCGCTCCATGCGCGTTTCGATCCTGCCTCGTCTCCCCCTGCACAGACGCGAGTTGCGCCTGTGTGAGGCGTAGGCGGGCTCTGGCGGCACGTAGCCCGGCGGGGCTCTCACAAGCCCCTGTACGGCATCGGCTGCTCCGGCCCGCGCGGCAGCCGGGCTCGCTCTCGGGCCTCGTTGATCTTGATCGCCACAATCCGCGCGCCCTCCGCAGTGCTTGGCGGCCATTCTGCGGCAACCGTCATGCGATCGGAAAAAAACGTAGCCCCGAACTCGCGCGCGAGCCAGCCGCGCCACGCATCCCACTGCTTTTCACCCTTGACCACGACCCACAACCCGCCGTTTCCCTCAATCGCCATCCCGTGCCTCCACCATCCCGGCCCTTGCGGCCGCCTCGATTTCCCTGAGCCTTGCCAGATCGGGGTCGATAGGCGAGGCCCGCGCGCCGTTGAAGCCGTCAAACCGGCGTTGAGAGATAAACCGCTCGGCATGGACCGGCCTGTAATCCGGGTGCTTGCGGCAGTGCTCGCGGAAAGCCGGGATCGCAGCGCGGGCCGCGTCCCTGTCCTCATCCGGTAGCCGCTTCCATGCCTCGAAGGCCTTTTTCTTGCTCATCAGCGGATCGGTTGGGTAGTCCCGCCAGAAAGCCTCGAACTCTGGCGGGTACGGAGCCCTCTTGGGCTTCGTACAAGAATCTTCTTTTTCTTCTTCGTTAGAAGAAGAATGTGGTTGTGGTTGTGGTTGCGTGCGCACTGCGTCCGGACTGCGCCCGGACTGCGTGCGCTGTGCGTCCGGACTGCGTCCGGACTGCGTGCGCTGTGCGTTCGCTCTGCGAGCACCAAGCGCCCGCTTTTCGTAAAGCTCGTTGGCCTTTGAAATCTCGGCGTCTATCCTGGGATGCCGCCAACCGGCGTCAAAAAACTCGGCCACAGTATCGCGGATTGCCGCCCACTCCTGCGGAGCGCAACGGGCTATTCGGGCGAGCTTGGCGTCGTCATCGGGCAGGCTGCCGGCCCGCCAATAGTGCATGATAAGCAGCAGATATGCCCCGTGTTCCGTCGCCGTCAGGTGGGCCGTGTCGGCGAGATAATCGCCAATATAGAGGGGCATGAAATGTTTTGGACCGCTCATAATACCTCAATCGCTATGGCGAGGCATTGACCTTGAGCGTGATTTCCGGCATATTGGCCGCCGGTGAATCGAACTCAGCGCTGCTCTCGCTTGGTTCGCGGCCCGGCAGCCTCGCAATCTGCCGGGCCTTTTTTATACGCTATCCACGTTGGGCGGGCAAGTCTGGACAAGCCGTGGCAGATTCCCATTTTCATAGCCCCGCTCGTGCCGGTTTTTCCGGACATATACCAAGCAATTTCATCAAACCTTGTGGGCACCCTAGTCAATTGGACCCTAGCGAAGTTCGGCGGGAGACCGAAGGAGGCCGAAATGTTTAAAGAAATTGCCGATAAGGCGATTGAGTCAAGCGAGCGAACATCTAAACACGCTATTTCGGAGATGCGGCGGCTGGCTGAAAGCGTGGTTGATGCTCAGAGGCCAGCAGCAAAGAAACTCGTGAAGCCGGTTGGAGAAACGTGCGAGACGCTTAGGATTGGCGACAGCCCGGAGTCCATAGAAGTTGATCGGCCAATGAAAGACACAATTTCCGAGGACGGAAACATCGAGACTTTGGACGAACGAAACTATGTTGTTTTGTTCTCTGAGTTAGACCGGCGGAACAAGACGGGCAAGCTTTCAATTAAAGACGATCCTCAGCCACAAAGGCGTTACTCCTCAGTTATCACCGATCCGAAAATAGATGAGATAGACAATATCTACGCAGAGTCTTTGAGCGCAGAGAAGTGGATCACTGTTCGCGGAAAGATGCAGATCAAAGATAATGAACCTTATCGCATCTACATTTCAGCCGGGGCGGCGGGATCGGCTAAAATTGCCTGATAAGCTTTAGTCCGCCAACTGAGCAATATCCTCTAGCGTCCAGACGGTATCCGCAATACCCGCCTGCATGGCCGGGGTGACGCGAAGCGACTTATGGATTTTTGCAAAATTGTAGAACATGAAATGCAGGGCCACGGCGTGGGCGTGGTTCTCGACCTTCTTTGAGAAGCCGTTGGTCAGGCGCGTGAACCGGCGCATGTGCATCCGCATGGTGAGGTTCTGGCGCTCAACGTAGGACGTGGAGACATGCGCCCGGTCAGGATTGCCCGTCACCCGTTCCTTGCGCGCACCCTTGCAGATGGCCGGGCTATAGCGGCTATGAACCTTATGCTTGACCGTCAAGCATCATATTCACTTTCATCATTAGAATTCGTCTCGGGGGAAGTAGTGTTCTGCGACCTCTCGTTACGCGCTTTAATCTCCTTTCGCTTCAAATCAATGAGCTTTTCGGCCATCGAAAGCGCCTGCTCAGTCTCGATTGCCCCCCCGACAGAAATGCGCACAAAGCCGCCACCCTCAAAGTCATACCGGGCAACATTCCTCTCATCAGATTGATTATAAATAGGCTTTCCGGCATTCGGCGCTGGGGCTGCGGAGTGGCTTTGGGGTGTGCTGTGCATGGCAGGGTCCTCTGTTGAAACGGGTACTGAGCCCGAATCATATGCACCAGCCTCGCGCTCTGCAAATTCGCATGTTTCACGATAGGCGAGTATTACTGACGACACTGCGGCTGGCGCGAAGCCTTTCCGAATAGAAAGGCCCGTTTCTGATCCGGTTTGAGACGCGGGAACAGAAACGGGCCTTGGTGAGCGCCTTTGGAGGTGTGGCAGAGCGGTCGAATGCAGCGGTCTTTAAAACCGCCGGACTGTGCAGGTCTCGTGGGTAATATGTGCTGTTTATCCGCGCATGTCAACGAGAAATATAAACAATCCACACCCGAAATGACTATTGAGGCGGGGAAGGGAGTGGCATCCAGTTGGCTGGGGGTTAGTCACCTATAATATCGCGGTACTCTGCATCCAAGTTGCGCCAGTCTGTCTCGAAACTTGCCCCTTTGCCTCGATTGCAGAGAGTACAAAGCACCTGCAAGTTATTGATATCCAAAGCCAATTCTGGATATTTCTTGACCGGCTTTATATGATCGACGGTCAGCCGAACCCCGTGCGACTTATCTCCGCCGCACACCGCACATTGTGTGCCGTATTTCTCGAAAGCCATATATCGAAGCCGCGCCCATTCTTTCGTGGCGTAGAAATTATTGCCGGTCGGTTCGGCCTTTTTTCTTCCCGACTGCCCGCGCTTTCGCTTCCTTTTAGCCAACTGGTGTTGGCAAGTGCCGCACATGGCCCGGCTAGTGTGCGCCCTAACGGATTTCTCCGTCAGTCTCGAAAATCCCGAGTTCTCAAGCCTGCAATAGGTCTTTCCGGTTTCGTCCAGAATATGTTGCTTGTGACCCTTCTTGTTCCCGTTCCACGCAAACTTGCTTATCAGTCCTTTGTTATCTTCTATTAGTGTCATGCTCTTTATCTCGTATGTCTGCGGTCAATAGTCCACCAACCCCTTTTGGACAGGCCAAAAAGGTCGATGGACTACCGGAGACCGTCTTGCTCTTTAGAGCCCTGTAGAGGTCTTGCGGTACGGCGCTTCCTCAAGCCCGCGCCTTGCAGGTCTTTCAACAGGCTTGATCCCGTTGCCGTGACGGCACCTGCTTTCGCCCAGCCGTCGCCAGATTTGGCGGTCCCGTGGTATCTGGCCTTTGATCTGCGAGCGCGCCACTGTCGTCTCCACGCGGGCAGGGAATACGCCAAAGGGAAGTGACAAGCCGTCACTTTTATGGCGGTCCGTCACACATGGGGCTTGATTTCGGGGGTCATTTCGGCCATATTCAGGGCCGAGAACGAACCGCGCATCTTGGTCATGCGGTCAGGTTCCGAAGCCCCGGGGCGGGTCACCCTCGGGGCTTCATCTTTTTCAGGCTATACGGAGCGGGCCGGATATGCAACCCGGCAAACTCATACAGGCTGTATGAGTTCAAACATCCATCCAGCGGCCCTGATTGAGCCACGTGGCGAGCTGCGGAATATACTTGCCGTCGTCGCGCCACAGTCCCGGAGCGCCGCGCACGGGGTTTCTCTGGCTTGCAAGATAGGCTTTGACGCCCTCGGCGATTTCCTCATGGGTCGCCTTCAAATCAATCGTGATGTACTCGCCTGAGTCCCTGTCCAGCGTCCGCGTCGTCAGGCCCCGCCCGATGATCGCGCGGTACTTCGCGAGCGCGATGGCCTTTTTGACCCGGCGATGTGCGGGCCATGGCATCCATATATCGGCGTCAAACCTCGCCGCCGGATCAAAACCGGGCTCAGCAATCGGCAGGCGCAGGACGTTGGTCATTCACGATCCCCTATCTTGGTTTTTCTTTCCCGGCTCTCAAGCCGGATGCAATTGTCTTTTCGGCCTCAACATAAGGCAGGCCGATGCTCGCCGAGGCGGCCAGCAGGCGACGACGCGCATCCGCCTCTCCGATCATGCCTGCCGCCACGAACTGCCCAAAAACGAAGGCCGCCTTGTTGAGCGCGTGGTTCCGGCCGCCTTCTCCGGTAGCACGAAGCTCGCGCTCTTCCATGTCGAGGATACGTGGGGAGGGCTTGTCTGGTGTGCGCCCCGCGCTCCTGCGAATTGCAGCAGGGTTGGGCAGCCGTTCGGCGCTGGCCTTCTGGCGTAGCCATTCCGGCATTGGTGCCGGGATTACGATGCCATCGTGGTTCCATGCGTCCGGCGCGTTGATCCACTCGTATCTGCCGTGTTCCGTCTCGCTCGGCGGCGCGATTATTGCGCCTCCATTTGATCGGATGTCGAGGCCGGGTGCAATCATACCGGCGCGGTTTTTGGTCGCTACATTGGGCTGGATGAAATAGTAATGGAGGCCGCCCCTCGCGCTCCGTGCCATCACTGTGGGGGCGAATCTCTCAAACCCCATCGACCATATGCGGTCGAGGCTTTCCAGGCCTGCCGGGTTATCGACATCCAAAACGCAAATACCGTTTATGTCCCCGCAAGCGACCGCTATATTGGCGTTCGGAAACTCATCGCTCCAGGCGTCTATTTGATCCGGGTCGCGGCTGGCAGCATGACAGCCACCGGCAATACAAGGCACCTTGTTGCGTGACACAGGAAAAACAGCCCAGCCGTATTTTTGAAGGTATGGCGCTGCTTTTTCCGAAAATTTCGTCACTCAGGATCCCCTATCGGATTAGGTGCACAACGCCCGTCGGCATCCGTTACATCAGCCGCTTCCGATGTAAGGGCGAGAATGGCGTTGGCGCATTCGTCTGCACCGTCGGACTTTCCCTCGGTATACGTGCTGCCTTTTAGCCCCGCGCGCCACTCTCTGTTCCACTCGTCAGCGAGCCTCAGCGCTTCCGTCGCAGCTGCCTTGAGCGCGATGTCGATGACTGCCGATGCCTGGTCCTTGCACACGGCACATAGCGCGCGGCCAACAGCTTCAATCAGCTCGCTCCGCTTATCATTGCTCATCGTTCTTCTCCTTTTGGCGTATGTCTATTCAGGCTCCCCTATCGGATAGAGATGCGGCCTCGCCTCGACGGCCCGGACCGCGTCTATTACAGTCGTGTGGTGCCGCCCGAAAATCCGCGCGATCTGAGGATAGCTTTTGCCGGTCTTGATCCGCGCGAGATACATCGCGGCATTCCGCGGGCGGGAATATTTCCGCGCCAGCCCCGGCCCGTAAATATCGGCAACGTCTATGCCGCTACGCTCGGCCACGTCGCGGACGATGTTTCTGACCGTCGGAGCAGGATTGCCGGGATGTGTGTCGATGTCGGTCATACGTGCCTCCTGAAATCGACGGGCCGTGGCGCTCCGGCATCCGGATCGGGGATGAAATCCTTGCGGCGGCACAAAGCCCGATGCTCGGCGCAATACGGACTTTCCCCGTCTTTCTCGCGGGCGCAGAAATGAAACCCGGCGTCACCAGTATCACCATGCGGGTATCTGCATTGCCGGGCATGGAGAGTCGCCACCGCGTCCGGGATGCCAACGCCGCGACCCCGGAGGAATGGCGTCTCAGGCTCGGGCGGAAGTTGTGGCGCATTGGCAGGTGGGGATGCTTTTGCGTTGGTCACGCGCCGGGCGGGTGGTTTAATCGCTCGTGGCATAGATGGGATAGGCTCGCCATCCCGCCTATCGTGGTAGACCGTATCGCGCGGCGGCAGCCCGAGGCGATGGACTTTGCCGATAATGGCGTTGCGTGACCGGCCCATGATTCTGCCGATGACACTCGCGCTTCCACCCTCAGTCCAAAGTGCGGTCAGCCGCTTGATGGATTCCGCGTCCCAACTCATGACAGCGCCCTCTTTATGCGCGCATACATCCGCCGGGCGGTCAGGGCGGGTCTCATCTCCTCAAGCAGCCTTGCCGTCGTGGCGCGGCGGGCAGCCTTGGCCGCTTCATGCTGGCCGCGAGTGTCGCCGCGTTCGCGGGCTTGTTCATACGGGGTCATGTCAAGCCTCCTTGATCTGGATGCCCGCGCGCCGCAGCGTCTCTCGCGCGTCGTCGATGGACCTGCATACAGCCGTATGGACGCCGCAGGCGTTGAGTTGTGCCATCATTTCCCGCTGTTCCGGCCGGGCGTATTGGCCCTCTTTCTTGACCTCGATTGCGACCGTGCGGATCGGGTGAAAAACCAGAACATCGGGGAAGCCTTTCTTGGCACCCATTGCTTTTTGCATCGCGCCCGCGACCCTGGACCGTGGGTTGTTGGCGACGTGGACCACAAGCGACGGCTGCGGCAAGACGGCCTCAAGCCATGATACAATCGACCGTTGGATCGCAGCCTCGTTCATTTGCCGCCGTCCATTTTGACAAGCTCGATCTCGTATCCCAGTGCGGCGAAAAAAGCATCCATATCGGCGAGCGCCTTGCCGTAGTGCCGCGCTATCTCGCTGCCGCGCGAGCGCTTCTTGAATACGGCTTCGCTTAGGCTCGTTATGTTGGTCCCGTGCTCGCGGGGCAGGCTGTACATCGCGTCGGTCAGCCAGTGGCCTGTCTTGCGGTATCCGGGCTTGTGGTCAATCACGACGCCTGTCCCTGTCGTTCACGATGCCTTCCAGCCGGGCGACGATGTAGCCCGCGGCCTCGTCGGATTCGCGGATGGCGCGGGCTTGGCGAAGGCACATACAATCTTGCCCAAGCTCGCAGACACTAGAGATGGATGTGTCGTTTTGCCATATTGTACATGTATAATCCGCTATTACGCGGGCGCGGCGCTCGTCTATCTCATCAGTCATCCGGATTCCCCTTGAGCCGGTAGCCCTTTCCCCAAACGGTTTCTATGGTCAGGCCGGTTCCGGCCAGCTTTTTCCGGAGCGCCGAAATCTTGACGGGGATGACCGCATCGCCGGGCCTCACAGCCGCGTCCGCGTATACCTCGTCGCCGATGACATATTTCGATTTCGGTGGTTCGCCGTCGCGCGGCAGTGCGTCGATGATGCGGCGCTCCAGCGGGGTCAGCGGCGCCGTGATTTCTGGGCTCTCAGTCATCGTCGATCCTCTCAGGTCGGGGAGGCGGTACGCAGCGGATGGACACACTATCCGCCTCCCCTGCCCGCTGCACCAAGGGGGATGGCGCGGCGGGGTTAGTCATGCATTCGGCTCCGGCCCGTAAATATCGGGCCTCAGCTTGTGGCGCGATACGCCAGTGATTTTTTCGACCTCAAGCACGCGCTCGGCGGGCACTCGCCGCCATTGCGAAATCGAGCTCGGGTAAAGATTGAGTTGAGCGGCGAGGGCAGATCGCCGCCCGCGTTCGCCATCCAGCCATTTGGTCAGGTGTTTCATGCCGCCCATCATACCGCGGAAAAAAATTCACGCAACATGAAAATAGCGGTTGACTTAATTTTAATTCCGGCTGAAATTTACATCATGCACAACGGGAGATGGATGATGAGCAACATTCAAATCACGTCGCGCCTTTCGGGTGCTGTTATTTTTGAAACCGAGATCGCGGCGGAATACGAAGGCTATACTTTCGGCTTCCGGCTCGGGCTGGCGGTGAAGGCGGCTTACAACAGCGGTGCCGACCTGAGCGATGCCGACCTGAGCGATGCCGACCTGAGCGATGCCAAAATCATCCGCGTCATTGCGCGCGCCACTCGCCTCGACGGCTACGAGTTTATCGCTTTCGACACCGACAAGGGCATCATCATCCGGGCCGGTTGCCGGACCATGAGCCCGGACGATTATCGCGCTCATGTTGCGCGCGGATACCACGGCACGGACAAGGCCGAAGAAACGCTCGCCATCCTCGACTACATCGAGGCGCGGGCCGCGAAGCTCTGCTGGGCAGATGTGTCGGCATGATCCGCAAATGGCCGCTCTGGAAATCGCTTGCGCTTATCGGCGGATATTCCGCCGTCGCATGGGCTCTCGTTCTGGTTATCGTGCTGGCCCTCGCCGGTTGCGCATCCACGGAATATGACATGGGCGGCAGCGTCCACGAATATTCGATGAAGTATCACGCGATGGAACAGGCTGGCGAAATGTGGGTGGCTCCCAAGAATTGCGGCTCGGCCTGCACTCTTGGGCTCCGCAACACGCGGGCCTGCTACACGCCGGATACGATGTTTCATTTTCACGGCGTGTCCCGTAATGGCGTCTATGATCCGGCTGCAAGCGCGGCGTTCCGCGATGTCATGCCCGAAGGCGTCCGCGCTTGGGCGGAACATTCCGGCGCGTTCAATTCAACCGAAATCGTTTCAATCTCTGGCCGCGATCTGGCGGCATTCGATGGGAGGCTTTGTTCATGACCATTAAAACCAGCGGTTTTTTCGGCGCGGTCAACCGCCTGAATGAAACCTACCGTCAGGCTCACGGCCTCGGATCGTCTACACGCGGAAACCCCGTGCTTGTCGCAGGCGAGCGGCGCGATCCCGGCCGGAGCGAGGCTGAGGCGCGGGCAATGGCCGCAGTGAAAACGGCTGCCGATACGGTCGTGGAGCGCACCCGCCAGAAGCGCGAGGCGGAACGTCTGGCCCGCATGTCTCGCGGCGAGCCTGCCGAATTGTGGGTGAATGCCTTCTTCTGCCAGCAGTCGGCAACGATGGAAATGTTCCCGCACGAGTCCGAAGCGTCCGCGTTTGAGGAAATCGTGGATGGGATCGACGGCTGTGACTACCGCTACACGATCAAGGTCTGCCGGACGGCCAACCGCGGCATTCGTGAAACGAGCGCATTCGATCTTGAGGACGATGCGCGGGCATGGGCGGGAGAACGGGAATGACCTTGCGGATCAGGGAGCGTGTGCGTCGGGGCTACATCCGCGAGGCTCAAGCATACGGAGAGTGGGCGGAATATCAGGTCGTTGACGGCCGGAAAATTCTGTTTCGCGGCGAGACGCTCGCACAGGCTGAAAAGTTCATTCGCGGGCGCGTCGATCCGCGAGGGGAGGAATAGGATGAGCGAGAAAAAGACAGGTGTATATGGCGAGCCGTGGCGGCTTGCGGGTCCGTATGAGTACCCGTGGGCGCTGGGCGAAAAGCACATTCTTGGGAGGGCACTATGACCACCATCGGAACAGACATGGCACCCGCCTATCGCGCGGCGAAGCGGCAGAAACCCCGGACACTGAGCGCGGCACTCTGGCAGCGGATGACGAAGATCGACGCTCGCAGGGCAGCGGCGGCGCTCGGGTTCATCGACGCGAAGCCGCGCCCTCTGGCTGCAATGCGCCGCGATCCGTTCCCGCCGCTCGATCCCGCGCGGCTCGCCGTTGCCTTCAAGCAGGGATTCACCGGGGGCGGCACGTTTGAGACGGTTCCGGCAATCGGGCGCGAAAAGAAGTTCGGCGCTTATGTGACCGTTCAGGCGCACCAGATGGACGCGCTTTACAAGCCAATCTCCGGGCGCTCCGTGTCCGACATTCTTGAGGACTACGAGGCGCAGCGGGCCATCGCGCGGAATTTCCACATGGGCGCGCTTGAGCTTCGGCAGTGGCGGAAGACCCGGAGGCGTGGATGACGCAAACCGTGATCCTTCGCGGGCCGGAGCAGCGCGCACTTGCGAAGCGGCTGGTCGATGCCGCTCCGGCCGATGCTGTGGTTAAGATCGGCCCGGCAAGGCGCAGCACGGAACAGAATGACAAGATGTGGGCGATGCTGTCCGACGTGTCGCGCGCCAGGCCGGAGGGCCGGAAGCACACGCCGGAAGTCTGGAAGGCCCTTTTCATGTCTGCCTGCGGTCATGCTGTGCAGTTCGAGGAAGGGCTCGACGGCCATCCCTTTCCGGTCGGGTTCCGCTCGTCGCGTCTCAACAAGGCGCAGATGAGCGACCTGATCGAATTTATCTACGCCTACGGATCGCAACACGGCGTTGTGTGGAGCGAGCCTGTTGAAATCCCGGAGCGGGCTTGACGATAGCTTGCCCGCTTGCTAATCTTTCGGACCAATAAAAGGAGCAACATTGATGGCAACTCCGTACATATCGGTATTCACCCGCTACGAGCCGAGGCAAAAGGCATGGATCGAGCGCGAGGCGCGGCGGCGGAAGATTTCCGAGGCGCAGTTGCTCCGTGACATTCTCGACGCGGCAATCAGGGGCGCGGCCCGTGAATAGTCCGCATCAGAAATCGGCTGAGTGGCACAAGGCCCGCCGCTCCGGCATCGGCGGATCGGATGCCAACATCATCATGTCCGGCGACAGGCAACGCATTGTTGCGCTGTGGGAGGAAAAGACCGGACGCCGCGAGCCGGAAGACCTGTCATGGGTTCTCCCTGTCCAGATGGGCGCGGCAACGGAGGCACTCAACTGCGCGTTCTACACCCATGCCACGGGCCGCACCATCCGCAGCCGCAATGAAATGCGCGTCGCGCCCGGTATGCCTTGGATGCGGTGCGAACTCGATGGCATAACGGCCACGGAAAAAGGCGACGATGCGATATTCGAGGCCAAGCACGTGAATGCGTTCTCGACCATCGAAGACGTTGTGCAGCGCTACATGCCGCAACTGCACCATAACATGCACGTCGCCCGCCTGCGTCACGCTGTGCTGTCGGTTTTTATCGGCACCCTCAGGCACGAGATTTTCGAGGTTGTGCTGGATGATTTTTACCTCGCCGCGCTTATGGATGCCGAGGCCGATTTCTGGCGCTGCGTCGAAACCGAAACGCCGCCAGAGGGCTACACACCTCCACCGCCGCCCGTTGCGTTCGAGAATCTGCGCGAAGTTGACATGAGCGAATCTAACCTCTGGGCATCCAACGCGCTCGACTGGCTCGCGAACAAGGACGCGGCAAAGACGTTCGACAAGGCCGCGAAGGAAATCAAGGGCCTTGTGCCGCCAGATGTTGGACGCGCGTTTGGTCACGGCATTGTCGTGAAGCGGAGCAAGTCCGGCGCGCTCACGATTTCAGCGGAGAAATAAGAATGACGGACCACCCGAAAATATACGGCCAGATGGCCAAGATCATGGCGGACATCACCGCTGTTGCCAAGGACAAGAAAAACGAAGCTCAGGGGTTCAAGTATCGCGGCATTGATGATGTTTATAACGCGATTAATCCTCTGCTTGCAAAGCACGGGGTGTTCATGACATCGCGCATTATCGACAAGGTGCGCGACGAGCGGACGAACTCGAAAGGCACAGTGCTCGCGTTTACATGCCTGCGGATCGAATATACGTTCTGGGCCGATGATGGCTCCAGCGTCTCGACAGAGGTTGAGGGCGAGGGCATGGACAGCGGCGACAAGTCCAGCAACAAGGCAATGGCTGTCGGGCACAAATACGCTCTCCTGCAAGCATTCTGCATTCCGACGCAGGATTTGGACGACCCGGACGCGGAGGTGCATGAGGCCGCCCCCGCACAGCGCACAATTCAGGCAAGCAAGAAAGCAACGCCAGCACAGCGCGAAGAACCGCCGCATGTCAAGGACGCCAAGGCTCTTATCAGCATGGCAAACTCGATCAGCGATCCGGACAAATATGCTGCGTTCTTCGACGGCATTGCCCCGCGCCTTGAGAAGATCAAGGACGCAAGCGAAAACACCTACAAGGCCGTTATTGAAAAACTCGGCGCGATTGAAGCCGGACTGAGGGTTGGAGCATGAAGAACGTCACCATTGCAGGCCGCATTGGCCGATCCGCTGAACTGCGGCGCACTCAGGGCGGCGATCCCGTCGCCAGCTTCTCCGTTGCCGTGGATGACCGGAGCGGGAAGGACAAGGCAACCATGTGGTTTGACTGTTCCGTCTGGGGCAAGCGAGCCGAAAGCCTGACGCAGTATCTCACCAAGGGCACGGCGGTGGCAGTATCCGGCGAACTTGGCACCCGCGAGCATAACGGCAAGACCTATCTAACGGTGCGCGTCAATGACGTGACATTGCTTGGCGGCGGCGAGCGCCAGTCCGGCGGGCAGTCGGCGGATGCCAGCGAGCGTCAATCGTTCTCGCAAGATTTGGATGATCAAATACCCTTTATCTCATGGGGCGACGTGCCTCGGCACAGGATGGGAGCCTAAACATGGAGGCCGTCCGTCAAAAGAAATGCCGCGCCTGTGGGCTTTCAAAGCCCATGACGGCCTTCTATCGCCACAGGGCCATGAGGGACGGCCACCTCAACAGGTGCGTCGAATGTGTGAAAGAGCGCGTTCGGAAATATCGCGCGGCCAATATCGAAAGGGTGCGCGAGTACGACCGCAACAGGCCGAACCGTGATGAGCGGTGTGAGGTGAGCACCAAGCAAAATCGCGAGAGGTATTACAAAGATCCCGAGTTCAGGTCCCGCGTTCTCAAAACAAAGAGGGATTGGATTGCACAAAACAAACTCAAGCGCCGGGCTCACGTAATAACTGGAAACGCGATCAAGTCTGGCTCATTAGAAAAGCGGCCCTGCGAAGTCTGTGGGGCAAAAGATGTTGATGCCCATCACGAGGATTATCGGGTTCCGCTTGATGTTCGTTGGCTATGTCACAAACACCATATGGAACGACACCGCGAGATTAACGAAGAAATCCGTATCGGCGTCGATTGGAGTTACAAAGGGTTCTAACCATTCATCGCCCGAGGGCGGAAGGAGAAGAAATGACGACTTGGATCACGGATGAAAACGGGAACAAGTGTTCCGTCGAATATTTCGGTAGCGAAGAAGCAGCACGGGCGGCGCTGGAAAGCCTTGAGAACTGCAAGAATTGTGTGAATTGCAAGGACTGCACAGACTGCTCGCACTGCACGGACTGCTCGGACTGCTCGGACTGCTCGCGCTGCTCGTACTGCTCGTACTGCTCGTACTGCACGGGATGCTCTCATTTGGCCAGTACCTATAATGAGAAAGGCATTAGCGCGATCCCGGGTGATAAGGGTGCGCCCGCCGCTCCTCCAATTCCGCGCATCGAAAATATCCACTCCTTGGTCTATAAGGCGGTGTCGCAGCCCAATGCCCTCAATATGCATTCTTGGCATAAATGCGAGACGACGCATTGCCGGGCAGGTTGGGTTGTTCATCTTGCGGGGGAAGCGGGCCGAGCTCTTGAGCAATTCCACAACACTCCGCTGGCGGCACAACTCATCTACCGCGCGAGTGGGTACGCAATCAATCCGTGCCGGTTTTACGACAGCAACGAGGACGCGATGGCTGATATGAAACGGCTCGCAGAAGAAGAGCAGGCCGCATGACCCCCATCCTTCAAATCCTCGCGGATGAGAAATGCCGCATCGAACCTGACGGGCGGATTGTATATCCCGATCCGCTCGGCAGGGCATCCGTCGCAATGGCGATTGAGGATGAGTACGGCATTGAAGAAATCACCGAGGATGAAGCGGAGCAATGCGTGACGGTCGATGATTGGGAAATGCTGGTTAAGGCGAAGACGGGATGACCAAGCGCAAGGCCCTCACCCGCAAGCAACGGATCGAGCTATTCGAGCAGCACGGCGGCATATGCCATCTGTGCGAGACGAAGATTCATGCGGAGCGAGGAGAGGCTTGGGAAGTCGAGCACGTGCTGGCGCTGGAAATATCTGGCCGCGACGATTGGGACAACCTGCGTCCGGCTCATGTAAAGTGCCACAAGGCAAAGACGGCGGCGGACGTTAAGATCATCGCCAAGTGCAACCGGCGCAAGGCCAAGCACCTAGGCATCCACAAGCCCAAGTCCGCGCTCTCAAAGCGAGACGGCTATAAATTCAACTGGGCCAAGGGCCGGTATGAGAAGGAAGTCAGGGAATGACCCTCACAGAAGAACAGAAGGCGGAGAAAGTTGCGCTGGCGGCATTGCTGGTGGACCTGCAACACCACTGCGATGCGCATTCGCAAGGAAGCATTCGCATTGACTTGAGCGAGGTCAGACGACTTCTCGCCGCCCTCGAAGCCGCGCAGTCGGCAAATCGACCTCGTGATGATTACCCGGTTTTTTGTAGCGACTGCGGTCGAGCGCATGTTCTCGACACGGTGCTGCCATCCGAAATCTGGAACAAGATTGCGTCTCCAGATGACCTTCTTTGCGTTGTGTGTATCGACACACGGCTGAAAAAAGCAGGGCTTACGGCAGAGGCGGAGTTCTACTATTCCGGCGACGCCTTGCGTTCACGCTTATATGGCGATGCCGACGCCCTCGAAGCTGCCAACAAGCGGGCGGAAGCGGAGGCGGGCGATGAATCGTGAAGACCTTATACGCGCAATAGCAGGTGAGATAGACCTCAATATGCCATTTGTCATGGTGGCATCGGAGAGGATAGCCAACCTCGTTCTAGAGGAAGCGGCGAAGGTGGCGCACAATGCCTGCCTCGTTCCACCTGACGGCGGCGCGCCGACCGAAGAAGAACGGCTCATGTGCGAGCAAGCGGCGGATGAAATTCGCGCCCTCCGCGCACGGGTGGCGGAGTTGGAGGGGGGCGCGATGACTGACACCCCCGCCCGCGTGATACTGCCCGCTGAGGCGACGGGAGAGATGCTCAAAGCAGCGAGAAAGCACCTTCCCGGCGGCCACGGCCAAGTCTGGGTGTATCTTCCGGAAGCCTACGAGAGCATGCTCGCCGCCTCTCCCAATGCAGGGAAGGTGACGGAAGCGGACCTTAATGCTCTTGCCGCTGCAATCAAGAAGGCATCATCGGAGCGGCGGTACGGGAAGTACGATTATTCAGAGTACCCAGGAAAAGAGCCCCCCTTCGTTGTGAGGGACGAAAGGACCGGCGATGCGGTTTTCCGCTCATGGAGCTGTGACGAAGTCGAGCGTGAGTACGCCCGGTTGTGTGATGAACACATTGCACGAACCGCCGTCTCTGCTCTCGGCCTTGAGGTGGAGTGATGGAGACGCGCAACTTTCACATCGGAGATATTCTGTCCATCACGACGGGGTGCCTTGTCTCGCCGCGCCACATGGAAGGCGTCTACGACATTCTCAACTTCATGACTGGCGAAAGCCTGTTCACGCATCAACTTCCGCGCGTATGCCGTGAAGCGGAGCCGGTCCTTCTCGCACAGCACCCGCAACTGGCCGATGCCGAAGCAAGCAGCATCACGCCGGAGAACTATCGGGAATGGCTTGATGCGGCTATCGCGAAATATGGGCAGGAGCTGCCAGTCCGACCAATGACGGCAGACGATCATGAGCGGATAGACCCGCTTTCCGAACTGGCCGAGAAGGTTCACCCGGACAATATCGTCGTCGTTCGCGCCACCCAGCCCAAGGACTGAGAGAAACAAAACCCCGGACGGGATTAGCGTCCAGGGTGTGTTGCTGCGGGCACTGGATTTGTAGACCAGCCGTCTACCAGTAGCCTCGATTGCCTTAACCTACGCCCATGATGGCATCACGATCTTGGGGACTTGCGTTCCGGCGCTGGTCACTACTTCTTTACCCGTGCCGCCTTGTCCTTGCCTTCGTGCCTCGTGGGGCGCTCCCGGTGCTTGCAACCGATACAGCCCAAACACCCTACAAGAAAAAGACCCCGCGATCAATTAGAAAGCGGGGCCAAGTTTCAGGGAGGGAATGGGTAGCGTAACCCGGCTACCACGGGAATCAGTTAGTACGCCAGCCGCATAGCTTTGCACCAGTCTCGTTATGCGCCAGCACCTGTGCCACGCTATCGTCCGTCAGGGTGTCGATTTCCGCCACGGTGAGATAGATTGGCCGGAAGGCAGCGCAACCCGTATCAGTGGCGCGACCAGTCACGCAGCCGGTCACGAGCAACGCCAGCGTCACGGCGAATAACGGAATGGTTGTGGATCACGGAAATTGTTTAGCCATACGGGATCACAAAGAATGAAATCCGATCTTGTAGACATTGTGGTGCAAATCCATCACCGCACGGAACGAGCCATCCTCGTATCGGATGACGGAGACCGCGACAATGCGGTGTGGCTTCCGCTCTCCCAGATCGAGGTAATGCCGAAAGAAAGCGGCATGGCGGAAATAGCGATGCCGGAATGGCTTGCGGTCGATAAGGGTCTCGCATGACCCGCTCCGCCTTCTCCGAGCGCAAGGTTATCGAAACGCTGATCCGGCGCGGCGCGGTTATTCCGTGCTACCGCTGCCGGGCGGCATTTACCCTTGAGGATGTTCCGTTTATCGAGCGCGAGCACCTTGTCGAAATCGCACTCGGAGGCGACAATACCCCGGAGAACGCGGCTTATTCCCACGGCCAGCGAAGCGCGCAGCGGTGCCACGGCATCGTGACGAATGGCAATGGCGCGACATCGGCGGGAAGCTCGAAGCATCGCATCGCCAAAACGAACCGCATTACCGGCAAGACCAAGGACGGAAAGAAAGCCAGCCGCTTCAAGCCGCTGCCGACCGGGGCCGACGTTCTCGAAAGGGATGATCCCGCCAGCGGGAAGCGCGAGAAGAAATATCGGTGGCCGAAGGGGCGGAAGTTGCAGGGGCGCGGGTTTGAGAAGAGGGCGCGATGACTGACACTCCCGCCCGCGTGATACTGCCGGGAAACATGATCGAGGTTCGGGTGCCTCTTACCTGGCCCATTCGCGCCATGCGGCGAGCCTCGATTGCAGGTCCAGAATGATGAGCCGAAGCGCGCGCTCGCCGTCGGCTGTCAGTGCCGATGATGCGGCAGGATCGGCGGGCGAGACAAACTCCGGCAGGGCTTCGGGCTTGTAATCGACCATGAGCCAATCCGGCGCGGCGGGCTTCGCCGGGACCGGGATCATCACGTCACGGGTGACGATGCGCTCTTGGGTGGTGCAGCCAGCGAGAAGGATTGCGAAGGCAACGGGAAGGCAATGGATTTTCATCAAAACACCTCCCGCATAAAATCGTTCATCCGCTCCGGCCCGGCCCGCGTGTCCGCCGCCTCCCTCGCCCTGCGTCTCTCGGCATCCTGTCTGGCCCGCTCGGCGCGTTCCGCGTCTTTCCGGGCCGCTTCATCGGCTTTTTCCTGAAACGCTCTCACGGCCTCATTCTGGGCTTCCAGAGCGGCTTCCAGCGTCCCGAGATTGGCGGCGCACAGCTCAAGCCCGGCTTTGGCCCTGTCGGCAGCGGCCTCCGCGAATTGCAGCCTGACCCATCCAAGAGCCAACAGGACGCAGAGAGCGAGACAGGCAGCCCGCCACGGGTTTGCGGTCAGGAACGTGAGGGCGGCGGTCATTCGTGGACCTCGTAATTCAGAAGCTCCCGCTTGGCGATTTCGAGCGTCCAAAGCACTTCGGCTCCGCTGGCCTTGCTCGATGCAAAATAGAAGTTCCCGTCCGCGTCATAGCCCACTACCGTTGCCTCTGTCAGCCCGGCCTCTTTTGCGGCATCAAGAATTCGCTCCGGCGGGCAGTCGAGCCGGGTCATGACGGGAAGGATTACCACATTATCCGCGCTCATTTATGCCTCCATGGCGGCACCCATCCCGCGTCCGTGGCGCGGGCATAGGCAGCATATAGCGCGCCCGCGAGAATGACGAGACCAACCACAATCTTGATGATCGAGCCGCCGTCCATCATGCCGCCCGCCCTTTCGGTCGCAGCGACAATCTCGGCGACGCCATCGGCAGCGATGCCCGCGCCGGGGACGCCCGCCACCGCCGCGCCCGCGATGGTGCGGCTCTTTGTCAGGTCCG